ACGAAAAATGACTGCTACAATTGCTACACGCAAAACTTTTAATGCCTGGGACGAATTTTGTTCCTGGGTGACTTCTACCGATAACCGTCTTTATGTTGGTTGGTTCGGTGTTCTGATGATTCCTTGCCTTCTTGTTGCTACTTCGGTTTTTATTATTGCATTTATTGCAAATCCCCCTGTAGACATTGATGGCATCAGAGAACCCGTTGCTGGGTCTCTAATGTGGGGAAATAACATCATCTCTGGTGCTGTTGTTCCTTCTTCTAATGCGATTGGATTGCATCTCTATAATCTTTGGGATGCTGCTTCTGTTGATGAAGCACTTTATAATGGTTGGGCATATCAAGCAGTGGTATTCCACTTTTTGATTGGTGTTTGGTGCTATCTTGGTCGTGAGTGGGAACTCTCATTCAGACTTGGAATGCGTCCTTGGATTGCAGTTGCTTATAGTGCTCCTGCTATTGCTGCGACTGCTGTATTCTTGATTTATCCCTTTGGTCAAGGAAGTTTTAGTGATGGAATGCCTCTTGGTATTTCTGGAACTTTTAATTATATGCTTGTATTTTCTGCAGAGCATAATATTCTTATGAATCCATTTCATATGTTAGGTGTTGCTGGTGTTTTTGGTGGTGCTTTGGCATCAGCAATGCACGGTTCTCTTGTGACTTCTTCTATTGTTCGTGAAACAACAGAAAATGAATCGCAAAACTACGGTTACAAGTTCGGCCAAGAAGAAGAAACTTATTCGATAGTTGCTGCACACGGGTATTTCGGTCGTCTTATTTTTCAATACGCTTCCTTCAATAACTCCCGTAGTCTTCACTTTTTCCTTGCTGCACTTCCAGTATTTGGTATCTGGTGTGCTGCTATGGGTATTGCAGTTTCATCTTTTAACTTGAACGGTCTAAATTTTAATGAATCAATCCTTGACAATCAAGGTCGTCCAATTCCTACTTGGGCAGATATGCTCAATAGGGCAAACTTGGGACTGGAAGTGGTTCACGAAAGGAACGCACATAATTTTCCATTAGATTTGGCAGCAGCAACCACTACTGAAGTTGCTTTAATTGCGCCACAAATTGGTTGATTTGACATTCAATTTGTGATATAATATCAAGACCCTTCTGGGTCTTTTTTATTATAAATAGTTGAGTGGTTGTATAAGTAAAATGAAACATAATCACCATCTTATTCCAAGACATCTTGGAGGAACTGATGATAAATCTAATATTGTAGAAGATGTAAGTGTAATCAGACACGCAATGTTCCATTATGCAAATTGGTTACTCCATAAAAGTGATGGTGATTACATTGCTTACAGAGCACTTGCTGGAACTATTGGCAAAGAAGAACTTGTAAAGGAATTAATGTTATTTGGTTCAAAAAGAGGTGGAAAATCTGCTAAAGAAAGTGGCCAATTAAAAGAAGCAGCACTTAAACAACCAAAGGATGTGCGGGTTAAAATTGGAAATAAATTAAGTCAATGGAATAAAATTAATAAAAATAAAAATAAAAGAAACAGCAGAGAAGAAACTTTTGAATTAAGAAATATTAAAAAAATATTTCATATATATGAAAAAATAACTGAAAGAACCATAGGAAATCTTATTGGCAGTATTGAGATAGAATCTGGATTGGATTTTTCGGATATTGTAAAAATAATCAAAGAAAAATATAATAGAGATGCAAGTTGTTCTCATTTGGTAAGTTTATGTTTGGGTAAAAGAATGTTGCATAATGGTATAACCTGTTCTTTTTTGATATAAAAAATGCTCCTCATCCTCCTGCTCTTCCAGTTATTCGGAGTGCTCCTCTTTCTGATGTCCCTAATATGATAACCTCCACCACTTCAAATAAACTCGCAGAGATTATCAGAGATACGTGGCCCAATCTTTATAGACCACCAGCAGATTTCAAACCACCATCAGATTATAAACCAACAAAAGACAAATAAATACTCATAGATGCTTTCCTACATGGAACTCTATAATTCTTCTTCAGATTATTTGTATCATTTACATACGAGTTCATCAGCAGAAGCAAAACGAATGTGGAGAAAGTCAATTCGAGAAAAATGGAATAATAAATGTGCTTACTGTGGAGGCACAAATAAACTCACGATTGACCATGTAGTACCACAATGTAAAGGTGGTAGTGATTTTCTTACAAACGTAGTATGCTGTTGTGAGGAATGTAATCGCTCTAAAGCACATTCGGACTGGGAAACTTGGTATTATAATCAATACTTCTTTACAGAAGAACGAATGACTGCTATAGTGAATTGGATGAAACCTCAAACTAATGAAAATCTATATAAGTACAGACCAAGAAGAAATAATGCATCTTAATGGAATCTGAAAGTAGAATGCCCCTAGTAAATCTAGGGGGGTTCATTATCGCAAACTTAACTATAATTATACCTATTTTGTTTATCTTATGACATTTACAGTTTATTCGAAAAGGCTTTGTCCTTATTGCGACAAAATTAAACAAGTATTAGAACATATATCAGTCATAAAAGCATATCCAGTATTCATTTATGAATTGGATACTCATTTTAATAGAGATGATTTCTATGCTGAATTTGGAGAAGGTTCTACTTTTCCGCAAGTAGTATATCAAGACAAACATATTGGCGGATGTTCAGATACTATCAAATATCTACAAGAACACAATATGCTTTGATGTCTTCTATAAATAAATCAGGAAACCACAATATAAATCGTGGTTTTGAGTTAATGCTTCGCAGGAGGGAGAAAACGGTTCCAGAAGAACTTCAAGAAAGAAAGTTCAGATTTGGTAAAGTTTTTTCCTTCTTTCAAAGGGAAATACGATTTAGTTTTGAACTTTCTGTAACTGATAAAACGTAAATTTCTCGGAGAAAAAAATGACCGCACCAGAACTCACCCTTTTTTGTTTAGTTAGTTTTTTATTTTTATGTGTTGGTGGAGTTATCGGTTGGTTAGCAAAAAATCACTCTTTTGAAATGGAGACAAGAAATAGTGGTTGGTTACATCCTGAGTTTTTTGACTCTGATGGAAATGTAATTCCCGATGAAGTAATCTCAGTAAAATTTCAAGAAGGATTTTTTGATAGTGACGATGAAGATGATGAAGATATTGAAGATTGATAGATAGTATATAAATTATCACTGGATTTATAAAAAAAAATGACCATTACATCAGTAACAAAAAAAGTCACAAGACCAAGAACAAAGGAAGTGACAATTGATCTTCCTGCCAACCCATTTGCATTTGAAGTTTTTGATCTTTTAAATAAGCAAAAAACAGAAGAAAAAAAAGTGGATGTTCTACGAAAGTATGAACATCCTTCTTTAAAAGCACTTTTTATCTGGAACTTTGATGATAGTGTAGTTACAATTCTTCCTCCTGGAGAAGTTCCTTATTCAAATTTGAAATCTGAACAAAAGTTCAGAGGAACTTTGACCGATAAAGTTGAGAATTTAGTAGATACGATGGGATATAATGCAACTACTTCTCTTGGAAATGCTTCTGATTTGACTCAAGGGCATACCACAATTCGTAAAGAATTCAAGAGATTTTATAATTTTATTAAAGGTGGAAATGATTCACTTGCTTCTCTTCGTAGAGAAACAATGTTCATTCAAATGCTTGAAGGTCTTCATCCACTGGAAGCAGAAATTCTTTGTCTTGTAAAAGACAAAAAACTTCAAACAAAATATAAAATCACAAAAGAAATTGTAACACAAGCATATCCAGATATTTCCTGGGGTGGACGTAGTTAAAAACTAGAAGGAGATTAATGTGAAAATTATTCATCAAGATTGCGAAAAATCTCTTTCTAGGAATAAAAGTCTTCCAGTAAATTCTTATCTTGTGACTTATTTTTCAAAAAATGAAGAAAAACATGATATTGTTCAAGCTTCTACTTTAGTAGAAGTATTTGATTATTATCATGACTTGTATAAGAATGTTATTTCAATTCAATGGACTGATGGTAAGATTAGTCCAAAGATGTACGGATACATTAAACCAGAAAAGAAAAAGAAACCATAATGTACGATACAGTCTTTATCTCTGATGTTCATTTAGGAACAGACAGATGTAATATTGAAAAGTTTCTCAAGTTTCTAAATGAACTTGATACCAAGAAACTTGTAATGGTTGG